TAAAGCAAGGTACTCTGAACTTTCAATATAATCATTAAAATCTTCTGGATTGTTTTGTCTAATATATGCAATTAACACTCTACGTAATGTATCAAAATCATAATGCTTAAAATCTGCATTCCTAAAAGTTTGATATATTCTTTTCCAATCTTCAGCTACTAATAATCTATTTTGCCTATCAGTCGACGCCATCTTAATTCCTTTTATAATATTTATCTGTAAAAAAAGTTCAATTTTTATCAGTTAAGATATAAACCCTACTTCTTTATCAAATTTTAAACGCATATTTTCTGATATATTATATGGCAAATACGTTAACTCCATCTCTACTTGTATGCCCGATTCATATGTATCGACAATTACCCTATTAGTAGTTACTCTAGGTTCATATGCAACAATATTTTTTACATTATCAACTATCAAATCTTTTAAACTAGGTGTAAAAGGTTCAAATAAAACATCCCATAATATTGTTCCAAAAGTAGGATCCGACAATTTTTCTCCTTGCCTAATATGAAAATGGTTTAGTATATCTTGCTTTATCAATTCTAAATCAAACAGCACTTTATTTTTTCTAGATTTATTTACAGTGCTTATTCCCCTATATGTTCTTGATGTAGAATTGTAATATACATTTGGAGTTTTTCCTTTTACTACTATTTGTTCATATAAATTACTCTCAACACTCATTACTTTCCTTTCCTAAATGTATCATAAATTTTTATAGTATCTAATTCTATTTCTTTCTGTAATTGTCCTTTATTATCTACACTATTTGTTTTTTCTAAAGTAAATTCAGTCGGATCTAAGTTTTCGTGACTTTTATAGGGTTCATGTGTTGGAATCCTAATAGGCACATACGCTTCTGTTGCTCCTTCTGCGTCTTTAGGATCTGTAGCAACTGCAGCAGGAGGTCCATTCATATGTATTGCCCCTGCTGTCTCCAAATGACTAGCACTTTTAATATTACTATTTCCAACACAAGTAATTTTACCATCTGCACCACAATTAACCTGCCAATTCCCAGTAGACTTAAAAGACAAATTACCTTTGACTTCCTCATTTGTACCTGCAATGAGATTATAATCTTCTCCAATGCTATTATTACACTCTTTACCAACTTTGATATTAGAGTTTTCAATTGTTTCAAAAAAAGAATTTTTTCCAACTTTTAAATTACAATTTTCTAAACTTTCAATATGTATATCTTTATCTGCTTTAAAATTCATATTTCCTTTTGCATGGAAATTAAAATCTCTATCAGCAGTAAAATTAAAATCACCATTTGTTGCAATACTTACACTATCTGTAGCAAATATATCAATCTTTCCATTACTTGTTAATTCTATCCATACATTACCTTTTGCATTAGATATATAAATTAAATCTTCTGTATTATGCAATAAAATTTGATGACCTGTTCTAGTTTTCAATCTTACTAATTCGTTATGCAATAAATCAGGCTTACCGCCTGTTTCATCTTTATCAAGATTTGCATATTCAGGTGGTCCTTCATTTGCTGGAGTTTTCCGCAATAAACTTGGATCTCCATCATCCATCACAAAGCTCGATCCACCAAGTCTAGAAGCTGGTATTATACCTTTACCAAATTTGTCTGTTTGATTATATTTTGGTTTATCCTGTCTTGTATCAAAAGGCCCTGGAGAACTTATACCAAAAACCATACTCGGTAATTCTCGTCTAGCACTTGAAGTTGTTGTTCCTCTTGTATGGTCCAACAACAATCCTTGTTTTTTTAAAATTTCTAACTGGTCGGTACTTACTGGTTTATCAAATTGTGTAGGATCTTTGCCGCCTTTTCTTTCAGTAATGCTTTTATTATATTCTCCAACTGGTCTAACTTCGCTACTGGTTTCATTGTTATAGGTTGTTGCAGCATACCCCGGAATCATAAAATTCATATACGAATCTGGAATACAACCTAACCAATACCCGAAACCAAAATTATTTTCTGCAACCATTACTAATACTTTTACACCTATATCAGGTGGTATTGCCCAAAAACCATAACTTTTTTGTGTGTAATCATATGTATCTGTAGGAGAAACTGCACCTCTAGGAGTTACACCTAAAAATGGACTGACATATTGACACGGTAAAACAAAACCACTATCTTCTGTAATCGCAGAGTTAGTTGTAAATTTTAAAATTTCTACTTCAATTGAACCCATATAAAGTGGATCTAAATGATTTGTTATCCGTCCAATATATGGCCCAGTACTTGTCATCCAACTAGGTCTACTAACCCTTGATTTACCTGAATAATTATTGTTTGTAAACATATTTTTCTCTATAGAAAATTCTTAATCTATATCTATACTCCAGCAAGATCTTGTACTGGTCCTTCTGATTCAGATGTTTCTGTTACGTTAACCACAAACGCTTTTTCTGCAGATGCTGGTGTTGTAATATCGTTTGCTAGATCATCTGGTTGATTATTCCTGCGAGTAAGACTTAATTCTTGTGTAAATTTACCACCATCAAAAGTAGAAATACAAGTATCTACTTTATATAATCCGCTAAACATTCCTAATGGTTTTATTTTCTTTGACGGATTTACTCTTACAAAACCTTCATTTTCGATATCAAAAGGAGAATTGAAATTCAACAAAATACCAACTTCGGCATATTCATAATTTATAGTACCATCAGCGTTAATATTAAAATTTTGGCCTGCACCTGCATGGTAATTTCCAAATCCACTATCTCCTAAATAATACGGATCTCCCCATATTGTAAGTCTCAAAGTTGTTAATGCACTTAATGCATTTAACAATGAATCATTCATATCTCGTGCAAAAGAAATAGATGGAGTGCTTATAGAACCTCCTCCCTTATTTCCTGTAGAATTTGTAGTTGAACCATTAATTTGCACAGCTCCTGCAAGAGATGATGCTTGGGAATCAGGATCGGAAAGCGTTTGCATTTTAAAACGATCATCTTGAGATTGATATAAAGTTTCTGCATTTATATCTCTACTTCCTGCTTTACCTGTTCCTGAATCGTTACTTAACGATGTATAATACCCTGTATCAAATTTTAATTCTAGATCTATTATATCATCATTATATCCAGTATACATATAATTATACTCTTTAACTGCATTTTTTCTTTGTAATTTATATCCTATACCTGCAGCTTTTGACCTTGCAAAACGCGAGTGATGTACCTTATAAGGAACAACTTTATAGACAAAAACTTTAGATAATTGCCCAGTTAACTCAATATGATATGGACTAAAGGGCAACACGTAAACATCTACTTGTATTTTAAAAAAATTAATAAAACCATTCTCATCAGGCGCTTGTGACTGAATTTTTTTTCCATATTCACTTGATAGAATAATTTCTTCAATAATATCTTGAATACGAGATCCTGCTGCCCAAGTTTTTGTTCTTACGTTATCACTAGATGATATATAATTCCTACGTACAAAAGATTGATTCGGATCTGCAACAAAAGCTTGTACTGCAAACGGTTGAGGTCCAGGATTCAAATAATTATCATTTATTACTAAATCGCCTATAAAATTCGTGTTAGCTGGGTCACTCGCATATTCCCGTATTTTTTCTCCATATGCTGTTCTTTTTACTTCTATCCCTTTGATTTTCAATAATTCATCACTTAAATTACCAGGCAACGGTGTTGATACATCACCTCGCAATGAACTAAAATATTCTAATTCTTGAGTTGAAATGTCTCTTGATCCTCCTGAACTAAACTGATTTGCTCCTACTGGCTTGTCTGATGGAGTGCTAGCTAAAAGTTTTTGATCTTTGCTTGCTGTTTCTTTTGGAAAAATTATAACATATTCATTATGTTGTTTTTTTCCAATCTTTTTTGCATTAGAAATTATTGCAGAATTCATTAAAGATGTTAAACTTTGAGCACCTGTTTCTAGCATTTCTTTCACTGTCCTACCTGACAACGTCATGTCTGCAGGTATAGCTTGATTTGATTCGGTCCATGCTTGCTGCTCCCAAGGAGTTGCTTTAACATCATACACAGATCCTTTTTCAGAAACATTAAATATAACATCAGATAATTTCAATGGATACATTCTTCTTGCTGATTCTTTACCTACTCTTGAAGATAAAATAATTCCTCTATCATCATAACCTACAAAATCAATCATTAATATAAACGGAGCTTCTTGATAAGTAGGATAACCTGCTAGTATTGCTTGTTCTTGTAATTTTAGAAACAATGTCCCCATACTATACGGTTCTAAAATTTGAAAACTAAAATCACAGGCATCTGTTTGCCTATACTTAAATGAAGGTGCTATAACATGATTTATAACAACGTTTTCTATAAAAAATCTATCTCCACCTGAAACTGTACCTGACCAGGATTCAGAAACTGGTATTCCGCCGCCAGACTTTAAAATAATATGTGATGGTCCAATCTTTTTATATGTGCTATCAGGAAAATTAATTTCATCAACTGTTAATATAGCCAAAGTAAAATTATAATTATAAGATGCAAACACAGACAAATCATTTTCTAAAGGCAACTCGTCAGATCGACTTATTTCTCCTATCTTCCAAGGGTCTGTTTGTTTTGTAGTTTCAGTTGCTGAAGTAGCTTTTCCGTCTTGTGACCCTACATCAAGAAAATCTGTTGTTACATCTGGCATTTTATAATCCTAATTTTTGACGAAGTTGAGCTGCGTTAGGTATATAAATTTCTACTCCTGGTACAAAATCATAAATTGGATCTTGTATGACATCCATGTTTCTTTGAGCAAAAACCCACCATAATTTAAAATCTTGATACAAATCATATGCCATTAAATCAGGCCTATGCGTATACTGTGAAGGAATAGCAATTTTTCTATCATCTAATGAGGCTGGTATTGGTCGTATTTCTAAAATATCTAAATATCTATTATTTACAAGCGAAGTAGCAAACCATGGACTAGTTGAATTATAAATACTCATTATATAAATCCTTTATCAGTATTTAAATAACTACCATTAGCAAATTTTTCTAATGAAAATGTGCTTACTTTTCTTCTACTATATGCAGTATGAACGTTTACAGCGATATTTGATCGAGTAGGAACCCATGTTTTTACTTCAGTATCTCCTTTTTCTTGCCTTACCATAATATAATCTACATCATTAGGTAATTCTATATTAAATGATTGAACTACTACTGGTACATCTTTAAATATATGCGGCCCATAACCATTCAACTTTACAACAGGAGGAGGAGCACCATTAAAATCATCATCTCCGTATCCCATTTTTGTAACTGAGCGTAGATAATGCAATGCTGCAGTCCAATACCTGCCTTCCATTTCATTTTCAATCAAAAAATCTCCAGCTATAGTAAAAGCTTCTACAGATGAGTTTTGATAGGTCAGAAAAGGATAATTACTATGAGTAGGTTTTATTGTGTCATATGTTGCTGTATGTTGCATCATTATTGTAGGTGTATAAGGAAAAATAAAACCGCTAGTTTTAAAAAGCGGTTCTAAACTTTCGTATTCTCTTCCTTCAATTGTGCCAGCTCCTTTCCCCCATGCAGGCGGTATGCTTAATCGCACTCTCCAATCATTTTTATCCTCTGTATTAGAAGAGGACGAAATATCATCTATTGGAGTTTTTTCTGTATCACTAGGGTCGGATAGCCAGCTACCTACGTTTGTTCTTAGCCAAGTACCAAAACCACTAGAATTTAATAGTTCTTGAGGATTTGCCATAATATCTCCTTTAAACTATTTATTGACTTTTTATGGCTAAGAATTTATAATAATGTAAAGAGGTATTTTAATGAAAAAAACAAACTATTTAAATAACAAAGATATTTTATCAGAAATTCACAAAAGTAAAAATTCATTTTGCAGCTTTTCTAACCCAAAGTATCATATATACGACATAATTATTAATTCACTATCAGATATTGACAACACTATTCTTGTTGAGGCAAAAAAATCTAAAATCAAAAGAGAAAATTTACAAATATCTCTTGAAGAAGTAGATAAACAAGATTTAATTTTTAGGGTTATGACTTATCATCATATACCTGATCAACCTGGCAGGAAAAAAAATCCTAAAACTATAGCAGACACAAAAGTAAAAGTCAATTTTCCTCCATTCCAACATTGGAAATATGATAATAATAATGATTTAATTTGTATTGGAAAAAGCCATTGGAAAGGTGATTTAGAAACTGGTAAATTCTGCCTTGATCACGGTATACCCACAGATAAACTTGCTCTTATGTGGATGAAATTATGTGAAAGATATGCTACACGTGGTAATGTAAGAGGATATACCTACAATGATGAAATGAGAGGTCAAGCAATCTTACAGTTAGCTCAGATTGGTTTACAATTTGACGAATCTAAAAGTCAAAATCCATTTGCATATTATACAGCAGCAGTTACAAACAGTTTTGTTAGGGTAATTAATCTAGAAAAGCGTAATCAAAACATACGAGATGATATTTTGGAAATGAATGATATGAATCCTAGCTACACAAGACAAGCAAATGACGAATGGGAAGTAGCTTTAAAAAGAGAAAAAGAATTCCAAGAAAACAATACATTCTAAATTTTTATGTTTAAAAAAGCAGCAGTATTTACTGATATACACTTTGGATTAAAAGGTAACAGTAAAATACATAACGACGATTGTGAAAATTTTGTTGACTGGTTTATTGAAACTGCAAAAGAAAATAATTGCGAAACTGGAATATTTTGCGGAGACTGGCATCACAATCGCAACAGTTTAAATCTAACAACTATGCAGGCCACACTCCATAGTTTAGAAAAATTAGGTGCAGCATTTGACACTTTTTATATTTTTACAGGCAATCACGATTTATATTACAAAGACAAGCGTGATGTAAGCTCTACTGACTTTGCTAGACATATAGAAGGTATTGAATTTGTAAACTCATTTACAGAAATTGACGATGTTGCACTTGTACCTTGGTTAGTAGGTGATGAATGGAAACTTATTGAGCAATGTAAAGCCAAATACATGTTTGGACATTTTGAATTACCTCATTTTTACATGAATGCTATGGTAAAAATGCCTGAACATGGTGATTTACGTCCTGAGCATTTCAAAAATCAAGACCTTGTGTTCAGTGGTCACTTCCATAAACGTCAAAAACAAGGTAAGATACAGTATATCGGTAATGCATTTCCTCACAACTATGCAGATGCAGGTGACGACGAACGTGGTATGATGATATTTGATCGTGAAAATAACCTTGCACCTGAATATATTAATTGGTCTGATGCTCCTAAGTATCGTACCACAACACTAAGTAAGCTACTAGATCCACAAGCAAACATAATTAAACCAAATATGTATCTTAGGGTTACACTAGACCTACCAATATCATACGAGGAAGCACAATTTATCAAAGAAACATATATATCGCAATACAATTGTAGAGAAATTGTGCTTATTCCACAAAAACAGATTGAAGAAATATCAACAGAACTAGATATTAGCCAGTTTGAAACAGTAGATGAAATTGTTTCTAAAGAAATCAATGCTATCGACAGCGAAAACTTCAACAAAAACACACTGTTAGACATTTACAACGAATTATAATGCCAATTAAAATAAAAGACCTTACAGTTAAGAACTTTATGAGCGTTGGAAATCAAACGCAAGCAATAGATTTTAGCAAAGAACAATTAACACTAGTTTTAGGTGAAAACTTAGATCAAGGCGGTGACGATACTGGATCTCGTAACGGTACTGGAAAAACTACCATTATAAATGCACTATCATACGCATTATACGGACAGGCACTTACTAATATTAAGAGAAACAACTTAATTAACAAGACAAACAGTAAAGGAATGCTGGTTACATTACATTTTGAGAAGAATAATACCGACTACAGGATAGAAAGAGGTAGATCTCCAAATGTAATGAAGTTTTATATTAATAATCAAGAACAGGAAATAGTAGACGAGAGCCAAGGAGACAGTAGGAAGACACAAGAGGCTATAAATGAGCTACTTGGTATGAGTCATGACATGTTTAAACATGTTGTTGCACTTAATACCTATACGGAACCGTTCCTTAACATGCGACAGAATGATCAAAGAATGATTATTGAACAACTGCTAGGTATTACACTGTTATCTGAAAAGGCAGAACGACTTAAAGAACAGGTACGAAGTACCAAAGAAGCTATATCCGAGGAAGAAGCACGGATTAGAGCAGTGCAAACCAGTAACGAACACATACAAGAAAGTATTGATAGCTTAAAACTAAAACAATCTGCCTGGAAAGCTCAAAAAGAAAAAGGAATCGGTAAATTACAACGTAGCATTACCGAATTAGAAGAGTTAGACATTGAAAACGAGCTAAACTTACACACAAAACTCGCAGATTGGAATGAACACAACAACGCAATTACAGCACTAAACAAGGAACGTGCTACATTGGAAAGCGCTCTATCTCGTGCAGATAAAACAGTTGATAAAGTCAAAAAGGATATTGAAGAATTAGAAACTGCTATATGTTATGCGTGTAACCAACCTCTACATGCTGACAAAAAACAGGAAATGGTAGATAAAAAGTCCAAAGAATTAGAAGATGCTGTTACATATCAAACAGAAATCACAAGAAAATTAACAGATGTTGAACAAGGATTAACAGAAATTGGTGATATTAATGGCAGGCCTAACACTTTTTATGACACAGTTAAGGAAGCATACGAGCATAAAGAAAATGTAGGTCAATTACGTAGTACACTAGAACGTACCTTAGCAGAAACAGATCCATACCAAGAACAGATTGAAGAATTGTCACAAACTGCACTACAGGACATTGTTTGGGATACTGTAAACACACTTACAGACTATAAAGAGCATCAAGAATTCCTATTAAAGTTGTTAACCAACAAGGATTCGTTCATTAGGAAGAAGATTATTGATCAAAATCTTGCATATCTCAACAATAGGCTTACTTATTACCTAGATAGGCTAGGTTTACCACATCAAGTTACGTTCCAAAACGATCTAGCAGTAGAAATTACCCAGCTTGGACAGGATTTAGACTTTGATAACCTTAGCAGAGGCGAAAGGAATCGATTAATACTTGGTATGAGCTTTGCATTCCGTGATGTTTGGGAGAGTTTGTACCAAAACATTAATTTATTATTCATTGACGAACTTATCGACAGCGGGATGGACACTGCAGGAGTAGAAGGTTCACTTGCAGTAATTAAAAAAATGGGTAGAGAACGAGAAAAAAATGTTTTCCTTATTAGTCACAAGGATGAACTAATCGGAAGAGTTAACCATGTGTTAAAAGTTATTAAGGAAAATGGATTTACATCTTACAGTAATGATTTAGAGGTAGCAGTATGATAATAGACGACACACACGACCTACTTACAAAAGCATATATGGAATATTTTGTCGAAAATGAAAAGTTTGAGCGGAAATTATCACATAGGACTCACGCTTCAAGCCGAAGATCTTTAAGAAAGATAATTACTTTAGCAAAACAAAGACAAAAAGAAATCCACGAGAAGTATGCCATCGAAAAGCAAATCAAAAGGCAAAGGGTTCGAGAGAGAAATAGCAAAGCATCTCTCTGAAATGTATAACAATTCATTTACAAGAGTTCCAGACAGTGGTGCTTTCACTGGCGGTAAAAACAACTACCGACGAGAAACACTTACGGAAGGACAAGTACGAGCCCATAAAGGAGATATTATACCTCCTG